TCGGGCCCGCAACTGAGAAAGCATTAGGAGCTAATTTAATTCTGGCCCTTAATCGATCGTCATTTTCAATATCAGCACCGCCGCTTGAGATGCTTAGGTTGGTCACGGTTTGGACAAAGGCGATCGCCGCAGGAATTTTATTGATTTGGTTGATTGCAAAATTATTCCCTGCTAGTCCAGAAACTTTAGACTCGGCGATCGCCGTCCCGAATAATAGCCCAGCCGGGATTACTAAATCAGCGATCGCCGCAAACTCGATAGGCGAGCCGTCAATTCCTGCCCTAGTGCCTGAAGGAATTAGCAGATCGAAACCAAGGACGTTAGTTAGATAAAATCTCAAAGTGGTTCGAGCAAAAGCGGCGGGCAGTCGAGAAACCCCTAACCGCACCCCTAGATGATCTAATCGTGAGCTGGTGGAATAGTTCACCAGACTTTGCTCCCCGACTGATTGCACTTCAACTTTATGCAGCGTTAAAACGTAGGCTAAAACATTTATAAATAGTTTTTCTGGCTGCCCCGGCAGTAATGGTTTTCCGGTAATTTGTTCCCACAGGCTTTCTAGTCTGGCTTCAATTACCTTGGGATCCGTGGCAATGAAAAACGGGCGGGGTAAGGTGGTGGTCATCTGTTTTAATTAAAAATTTATATTTGTTCGGGCTGAAAATTTAAGATTATTTTTTAAGCGCCACTCAGCTGTCATTGTTAACTGAGATATTTCTGGATAGCTGACAAGGATATTATCTAGAACCACTCTTGGCTCCCATCTGCCGATCGCTTGGTAGCTTTCTCGAATTACATGAGGTCGGGCGGATGGAATGGGATGGTCTAGGTAGTCGGATAAATTAGAGGCAAAATCTGGGCGGTGGATATCCTGCCGTCTTCGGGTGAGTAAAATTATGCTGATTGCTTGGTGGATGTCATTTTCATCGATCACAATCTCGCCGATCGATCCCACTTTTTGCGACCACCATAAGGGCAAAATTCCCGACTGTTTTTGCAGTTTCTCGCTCCACCAAGATTCTAAGACTTCTAAATCAGTCGACATAAACATCCCCGCTGCCCGTGGCGTTAGAACTTCCACAGGCGATCGAATCGCCAATTCTTGCTAACGCCACACCATTTACAAAAACCGTAGGGCTGCCAGTTGCTTGGCTACTGCCATGAGTTTCTGGGATTGCCTCACAAGTATGGGCCGCCCAGCTATCTCCAACTCTGTGAGCGCCCCTACTATTTATAAAAACATCTGTAGAGGCGGATGAGTTTGCTCTTGAGGGCCAGCAGCCGTGGCCACTGCCAGTATCGGCAAGTCGAACAGCACCGGGCATAATAAAAACCTCAATAATTTTAAGACTACTTAGAGCGGCGGTAGTTTTCCGCTTGATCAGGATCAGAAAATTGATTTTGTAAATAGCTTGACATTAATTAAGTGTCGTGGTTTAATTAAGAAGTAGAGAGAAGTTAACCACTTAGAGGCACCCAGTTATGACCGATAAAACCATAAAAGAATTATTCGAGGATGCTGAACAATTTGAGCATTATCAAGACCCCAAACAAGTCAAACGAAACAAGGCAAAACTAGCAAGATTAAACCAGAAAATACAGGAGCGAGATACTGCATACTACTCTCAAATTTAAGAGCGCAAAGTACGGGGTGAGCGATCGCCCCAACCAAAAATAATTTAAGGAGTTAAGGCAATGGGACTAGATATTAGAGTTGGGAACAGTTTTGAGGAACACCACTGTTCCCACAACCTTAGAGAACTTGCGATCGCTGCAAATATTCACTCCCAGTTATGGCGGGGGGAGAATCACCCGGAAATCAGAAGGGCTTGCCACCTTGTAGAGCCACTTAATCGGGCGATCGCCTTTGTCCAAGCCAACAGAGAAAGCCTATTGCCCCTTAACCCGGTAAACGGCTGGGGAAGTGTTGATAGTTTTCTGGACTTCCTTGCTGCACTGAGAGACGACTGTCAAGCAAACAGGAGGCACGGTTTCTCAGTATCAAGGTGATGCTAGGGGCTTTAATGAATCACCCTGACCGATTAAAGCCCCTGCCGGTCAAGGTGTAAATTTGTAGAGAGAAACATGAGGCAATAAATATTATGACACTATCCTGCCCAAAATGCGGCAACAAGACCCGCAAGAATGGGATTAATAAAACTACGGGACTACAAAAATATCGCTGTAACTGCGGCTGGTCTGACAGTGGAGCTATCTACGGAGTTGGCAGACCATCTATACTCGGCGATCGTTCATTAACCAATGCAGAAAGAAGCCGGCGGAAGAGAGAAAAAGCAAGAAAGCAAATCTCCACTCTGAGTCAAGGGTTCAGATCGATTCTAGGAGCCTTAAAGGTGATCGTCCCGGTTGCTTCGATCGTGATATCACCATCTACTTTTATCTCTAGTACATGGGTTTCCCGATCGTATTCGATTGAAGTCCCGTCCTCAAAATCGACCCGCCGCTTATTTAGGTTGCTGATCGCCGGGGTGTCTTTTGTGGAATAAACCGCCCCGATCGCACATCCCGTTTCTGAATTTTCATCTAGTAATATTACTAGCTGCTCTCCGACATCCGGCAAGTAATAGTCTTTGTTTTGTAGGGAGTTGGAGACAGCCAACAAAAGCCACGGGGTGATGATGTTACCCATGTCTGGCAATTGGCAGCGCACCATCATTTTATCCGGGTCTATTTCCGTGACAATTCCATACTTCCATTTCCCGCCGCTAGGTTTAGATTTAGGTTTCGTTTGCATCTTCTGCTTCTGTTGGGGTGGATTCCCGCCCGGCGATCGTGGCGGTTTCTGGATTGATTTTTCTGATCGTAGCTTTAGATTCCCATCCCCCGTTCTTGGTTAAAGTTTGGGCCACTTCCATCGCTACATATTTACCAGCAAACACCCCAAAACCATCCAGATCAAAAGTAGTACCAGCTAAGAAATTATTAATCCCCTCGGTGGTAAGCGATCCTTCAATTTGGGTGCTGTTGGCTTTTTTGAGTGCGGCGGTTGCTTTTTCTACTGCCTGCTCTTGGTTTTCAACTTTCTCCGTAATCTTCAGGACATCCCCATCCGTAATAAAGGGATCATTAACTGTAAATTTTATCTCTTCTTTTTCTTTTCCCAGTTGGTAGGAAATCTCGCAAGATTTATAAATCCCCTCCCTTTTATCTGTGAGCCGAAGCGTTTTGATTTCTTGGGAACTGAGAATAAAAGCCGGGGGTAGTTTTTCGATCGCCTCTTGAGTATTGAAAATTAGCTGCCCGTTTTCAATCTTGACTAAATAATTATATTCCTCGGCAATTCTGACTAGAAATTCTAGATCGGTTTGGTTGTCCTGCGTGGTTCGATCAATCGTAATATCTTTAATTTCACCTGTGAGGGTTAGTCCATTTCTGGAAGCAACGGTTTCAGCGATCGCCTTTAGAGATTGCTCTTCATAGGCTTCCGATCGGTTCTCTCTCAGGGATAAGGTGATAAATGTAGCTAAAGCACCAAGGCTGATAGTCGAGGGTGGAAAGGAAAACTCAAACTGGTCTAATTCAAATAGTCCACAATCTAGCGCCGGCTCCCCTGCATAAAAAATACTTGCCTTCAGCACGGCCCCTTTTTTAGGATACCAATCTTTTAGCCAGTTCCCTTGGCTATCTTCTAGCTCTAAGGAGATGTCTGGCGATCGCCCTGTAACGACATCTGTATATGTGAATGAAATTAAATGAGGGCTAATGTCGGCTGTGATGTCATTGCCTTCATAAGAAACAGCTATCTGGGGGATTCTAATCATCTTCGCCAAGGTGGTAGATTTGGTGGTTTCTGGGGGATTATGGGGGTTATGGGGATTCTGAGAATTTTCCCACTGGGGATATTTAGCTGCCCCATGAAAACCGGATTTGCTTCTAAAATGGGGACGTATCCATAGGGATTCCCATAGTAAGTAAAGGCTAAACTATCCCATCGATCGCCCTCTATAGTTAGATGCTCGATAAATTTCATGCCACGATCGCTCCTGAATTTTGGATAAAGCCAGAGGCCGGGGCGCTCTCTGTGGTTTCAGTCCCGGCATATTCTTTGAGATTGACCGATACCTTGATCGCCATTAAACTAGCATCTGGAAGAAATTTAGTCACGGTTTGATCGATCGATAGAATCACCCAATTGTCTAGAAACTTTTCCCCAATAACTAGGGGTAGCGGCTCGTCTGAATCTGCGGCGGCGGTGAGTGATTCATATTGTTCTTGGGGGTTGCACCAAGAAACATGAAAGTTAAAATCTAGGGTTAGCGATCGTAATTTCTCTCCAACTTTTTGCAGTGTGGGCTTGCCTAGAATCGTGGCGTGTTCTGCGTAATTGTATTCCGCTCCCAATTCCATCGAAGTGGGGGAGGTGAGTAGTTGGAATTCGATCGTCCCTAAAGTAGCAAAGGTAGGCATGAAAGAAGCCTACCTAGAGCGGCGGTGGGTTTCCGCTTGATCAGGATCAGAAAATTTCTACTTCGACCCTAGGATTTGCCGTATCGTAGCCAAAATTAAAACCTATGAGTTGGCTCATGTGGCTGTACAAATTTAATTTGCAAGAGGTCTATTAATTGCCTCTAAAATTCTTTGAGCTAGTAGCGGCGGGACGGAATTTCCAATTATTGAGCAAGCCTTGTCACGGGCGATC